GTCATTCATAAGATAATATAAACCGAGGAGAAAAACATGGCATTTCAGCTATCACCAGGTGTACTCGTTAAAGAGGTCGACTTAACCAGTGTGGTACCCGCAGTAGCATCAACTATTGGCGCTTTTGTAGGTAACTTTCAATGGGGACCTGTAGACGAGATCACAACAGTAAGTTCTGAGAATAATCTAGTCGATAGATTTTTTAAACCGAACAACGACACCTTTGTGGATTTCTATACAGCTGCTAGTTTCCTAGCATACGGTAATAATCTTAAACTTGTCAGAGCAGTAGGAGACGCAGCAAGAAACGCTGTAGCTTCAGGAACTGCAATCGTTGTAGACAACGAAGACGACTACGACCTAAACCATTCAACTGGTTCAGGTTCTAATGGTATGTGGGTAGCTAGATACCCTGGAACTTTAGGTAATTCACTTAAAGTTTCATTTGCAGACTCTAGTACGTTTGATAGTAACTCTGTTGCTTCAACTACTATTACTGCAGGCGGATCTGGTTATACAAGCGCAACTGTAACATTTGCAGCAGCACCAGCAGGCGGAGTAACTGCTACTGGTACAGCAACTGTTTCAGGTGGTGCTGTAACTGCTATTACTATTACTAATCCAGGTAATGGTTATACATCAGCCCCAACAGTTACTATTGGAGGAGACGGTTCTTCAGCAACAGCTACAGCGGCATTAGCCACAGATTGGACATACAAAACACAATTTGATAGAGCACCACTTTCATCAAGTACAGTATTAGCAAAGGGCGGGTCAAATGACCAGGTCCATATTATTGTAATAGACGAAGATGGTTCATTCTCAGGCCAAGCAGGAACAGTTCTAGAGAAATTCGAGAACGCATCCAAAGCATCTGACGCCAAAGGTTTAGAAGGCGGTTCAATTTATTATAAAGACGTGATTAATTCTCAATCAAAATATATTTGGTGGAGCGATCATCCAGCATCTGAAAAATCAACAGGTGGATGGGGTTCGAACTCTACTACAACATTTACATCAAACTATACAACATCAGAAGCAACTGTAAGTTTAACAGGAGGAGTTGATGAAGCTCCTACTTCAGGTAATATCCAAACAGGATATTCCAGATTTGCAGACGCAGAAAGTGTTGACATTAGTTTGGTTTTAACTGGCGGACATAGTACAACAGACGTTGATTATGTTATCGATAATATTTCCAAAGTCAGAAAAGACTGTATTACTTTCTTATCACCACAAAGAGCTAGCGTTGTAAACAATGCAGGTTCTGAGGTAACTGCAATGATTGCTGATAAAGCTTCATTAGCTGGAACTTCATTTGCGGTAATGGACGGTAACTGGAAATATCAATACGATAGGTATAACGACGTTTATAGATGGGTTCCACTAAACGGCGACGTAGCAGGTCTTTGTGTAGCAACAGACTTAAGCACAGATCCGTGGTTCTCACCTGCTGGTTATAATAGAGGACAAGTAAGAAACGCAGTAAAACTTGCTTTTAATCCTAGTAAAGCAAATAGGGACGATATGTATAAAAACGGTATTAACCCTATTGTTAATACTCCAGGAACAGGAATAATCTTGTTTGGAGATAAAACAATGTTGGCAGCACCTAGTGCGTTCAACAGAATTAATGTTAGAAGATTGTTTATCATTCTTGAGAAAGCAATTAGTACAGCAGCTAAATTCCAATTGTTTGAATTTAACGATGCGTTTACTAGATCGCAATTTACTAGCTTGCTTACACCGTTCTTGAGAGACGTTCAGGGACGTAGAGGTATATATGACTTTAAAGTTATTTGTAACTCTAGCAACAATACACCCGAAGTTATTGACAGAAACGAATTTATAGCAGACATATTTATTAAACCTGCTAGAGCAATTAACTTCATACAACTTAACTTTATCGCTACTCGAACAGGCGTAAGCTTCGAAGAGATTGGTGGGTAATATAAATAGGTAAGAGGAGAAATAAATGAATATCGAAGAGTTTAGAAGTAGGTTAGGAGCTGGTGGAGCCAGACCTAATCAATTCAGAGTCACTCTTAATTTCCCAACTATTGCTGAAAGCGACAATACCTATAGTATTTTAGTTTCAGGTGCGGCTATCCCAGCTTCAACTGTTAACCCAGCAATTATTCAATACAGAGGTAGGGAAATTAAGTTAGCCGGCGAACGTATATTTGATCCGTGGACAGTAACAATAATTAACGATACTAATCAATCGTTAAGAAGACCATTCGAGCAATGGCTTGATTCAATGAACCAGAAAGATGACAATAGAGGTAATTTAAACCCTGTTGACTATTTCCAAGACATTGAAATTGAGCATTTAGATAGGAACGACGCAACTTTACCAGGCGGTAAATACATTTTATATGATGCGTTTCCAATCAATATGTCAGAAATTGCATTACAGTATGCACAGAACGATATTATTGAGGAATTTACTGTTACATTCCAGTATCAGACATACGAAAACATATAAGTCGTTAGTGGCTTAGAGAGAAAATTATGGATTTATTTGGGTTTGAAATAAAACGGAAGGACAACTCCACAAACGAGAAATCGTTTGTGGCTCCTTCAGATGGCGG